GTGATTTTTTCTTAAAATTAGATATAGCCGAAAAATTTGGTGTTTATAATGTAATTCCTTATACCGCTTATCATATTGAAAGACAAGAAGGATTTGATCCAGATAATCCATCTGCTATTAGATACCGATATGCTATGGATGGTATGGATAATTTAAGTTCAGGCATGTACCCAGTACCAGGAGCTGGTGGGGGTAATTTAACGAATGAAACTGGTATATTTTTTGATAATTATGAAATGGCTCATTTCAGATTAATATCTGATGTTAATTATTTACCTTATGGTAGATCATATATAGAACCTGCTCGTAAATTATATAAACAATATGTTTTAATGGAAGATGCAATGTTAATTCATAGAATTGCTCGTGCACCTGAAAAACGTATTTTTTACATGAATGTTGGGTCTATTCCTCCAAATGAGATAGATGCTTTTATGCAAAAAACAATTGGTAATTTAAAACGTACTCCATTTCAAGATAATAAAACTGGTGAATATAATTTAAAATTTAACCAACAAAATATGTTGGAAGATTTTTATATACCTGTTCGTGGAAATGATCAAACAACCAAAATTGAAACAACCCCAGGATTACAATATGATGGTATTCAAGATGTTGAATATTTAAGAGGCAAATTATTTGCTGCACTTAAAATACCAAAAGCATTTTTAGGGTATGAAGAAGATATTGAAGGTAAATCAACACTAGCTGCTCAAGATATTAGATTTGCTCGTACTATTGAAAGACTCCAAAGAATAGTATTATCTGAATTAAATAAAATAGCCTTAGTTCATTTATACACCCAAGGCTATACAGATGAAACCCTAACTAATTTCACACTACAGATGGCTAGCCCATCAATAGTATTAGAACAAGAAAAAATTGAATTATTAAAATCAAAAACTGAATTAGCTGGTACTATGTTAGAACAAGGTTTAGTACCTTCAGATTGGATTTATGATAATGTATATCATTTTAGTGAAGACCAATATGATGAATACAGAGAATTAACTAGAGAAGATGCTAAACGCAAATTTAGAATAGCTCAAATAGAAGCAGAAGGAAATGATCCTGTAGAAACAGGTAAGTCATATGGTACACCTCATGATTTAGCTTCATTATATGGTAAAGGAAGAACAATGTCAGACCCTGGTAATGTACCTGATGGCTATAATGAAGATGATCCTAAGTTAGGTCGTCCACAAAATACAATCACTAGTCGAAATAAACAAGATTCTAATTTTGGTAAAGATAGATTAGGAGTTGATGGTATGAAAAATAAAGATAAAAATGATTCTGATTCTATACGTAATAATTTTAAAGGTGGTAGTCCATTAGCCCTTGAAGGTGCTAAAGTATCATTCTTAAAAAATAAACAAATATTTGAAGCTTTAGACAAAAAGAATTTGGTATTTAAATCAGATAAAGATGAGAGTAAATTATTAGATGAAAACCAATTAAAGAAATAAAATACTTCACATATTTATAAATAAATATATTTTTTGATGAAAATAAAACACTCAAAGTACAAAAACACAGGAATATTATTTGAACTGTTAGTACGTCAAATTACCGCTGATACACTTAAAGGTGGCAATTCACCAGCTATAGATATCTTAAAAGAATATTTTGTCAATACTTCTTTAGGTAAAGAATACAAATTGTATGAATCTGTACTTAAATCTAAAGTAGTAACTGAAGGTAGAGCCACATTAGTAATTGATACTATATTAGAGGCATCTACTAAATTTAATAGAAAATCTTTAAAGAAACAAAAGTATAATTTAATTAATGAAATTAAAAAACATTATAATTTAGAATCTTTCTTTGGTTCTAAAATTACAAATTATAAGGAATTAGCTGCTTTATATACTTTAATAGAAAATGTTAATTCTAACTCAATTTCTAATCCTACTCAATTAGTGGATAATAAAGTTACTTTACTAGAACATTTAACTAAAAAAGAAATTACTCAAGACTCAAAACAAACAGTACTTGAAGAATTTTCTACATATGATAAAGATGTAAGAACTCTTACATATAAAGTATTATTAGAAAAATTTAATGATAAATATGATTCATTAACAACTGATCAAAAACAAGTACTTAAAGAGTATATTAATTCAGTAGATTCAACTCCTGATTTAAGAAACTTTTATAATACTAAAATTAGCGAATTAAAAAATATTTTAGTTAAAGAAACTAAAAATATTAAAGATAAAGCTACTCAAATAAAAATTACTGAAGTATCTAAGTTTTTAACTGAATTAAAGAAAACTGATAAAGTTGGAGATGATAATTTAGTTGATCTGTTACGTTATTACCAATTAATAAATGAAATTCAGATAGCAAATGGCGTACAAATATAAACTTAAAGAAATAGAGGTAGGTGATACTAAGGTTACTGGAGGAGTAAAATCCATAGTTACAGATATAGATCCTGAAACAGGTGCTATATCCTGGTCTGTTGATTATGTTCCTAATTTATCTAAGTTAGTTGAGGATTCTATGGAATTAGCTACTACAGCTAAAGGTGTGTATCAAAAAGCTAAAGATGATAAAAAATTCTTAGACATATACGAACAAGCAAAACAATTAAGAAATGTAATTCGTACTCATGTTAGAAATAACTACCCAGAAGATTATAAAAAAGCAATTAGGGAAGAAGAAGTAGAAGAAATCTCTACCTCAAGTGCAGCTGGTGCCTATAATACTCCTTATGCTTTTAAAAAAAATAAAAAAAAAAGTAAATATAAAATGAAAATGCCATCTGGTATGGTAAGTTCTTTAGGTTATACTATGGGTGAAGGTAAATTAGGTGATGGGGCAGATTTAGGCCCTGGCCCCAAAGCAGGTCCTGATGGGGTTACTGATAGCGCTTATACAAAACAATTTAAATATAAATTAGTTCCTAAAACAAAAGATGGTACTTATGTGCAAAAAGGAGCAGGGATGATAGTTAAAAAACTTTATTAATATGTATAATCGTAATATTAATGAACAAGAAGATAAAGCATCTAAATTCCATGAGGAACGTATAGAAGCTTTTGATAAATTAGAATCTAGATTTGAAGATATTAAAAAGGCAATCAAACTAGGTAAAATAGAAACAATAAAATATTACAGAGATAATCCTAATAGTTTCAATGTCGTAATAGGCACAGATATGATTAACGATTATTTTAACGATATAGAAACATTATTACAATAACATAATTATGAAACAAACACCAAATCAATTATTCGAACAACTTTCTAATGAATTTGCTCCAAAAAAAGATAAAGAGCTAATTAACGAAGAATTAGGTCAAGTAGTAACATTAAAGCCTATTAACACCATTGAGGCAAGTGCTAAAGACCCATTTTGGACTAAATTTGAAAACTTTCTTGCTGAAGGTGGTACATTAGATCCTATTGTAAATACTGAAGAAAAAGTAAATACAAAAGAAGAAGATGACAAAATTAAAGCTGAAGCTAAAAAAGTAGACAAAACAGTTGAAAACATAGATTCTCATAATTACGACTATAAATCAGAAAACATTAATAATGTTAATGCTCAAGAAGTATTAACTGGTGTTCAATTGGAAATTAAATATAATAAAGAATTATCTTTAGATGAAGCAATGGAATTAGCAGTTAAAAACTTAACTAAAGACCCATTACATTATGTAAAAGAAGGACAATTTGGAGTTAAAGGTTTAGGATACACAGAACCTAAAGTTCAAGAAAATACTGGTGAAACATATGGTGGTAGTGGATTTAGTGAAAAACTAAAAGATAGTAGCACTGAAATGCAAGTAGTAAAAGAATCTAAAGATGATGACGATTGTGGGTGTGGAAAAGAAGTAATTAATGAATCTTTTGGTCAAGTAGTAACTTCAGGAAATCCAAACTCATTAGCAGCTCAATCTGGAAATCTTATTCGTCAAATGATGGCTGAAAAAGAAGAAGAGAAAAAGTTGCCTATGGATGAAATGGAAGATGAAGGTACCGCTGTATCCTATTCAGATACTACATCAGAAGCGGCAAAACCTGACTTTGCAGATATAGATGGAGACGGAGATAAAAAAGAAACAATGAAACAAGCTGCTAAAGATAAAAAGAAAAAAGTGAAAAAAGAAAGTATAGATTCTAAATTAGCAGAAATAGGAAAAGAGGCTGAAAAAGTAAAAATGGAAGCTCAATTAGATTTCTTACATGATCACATTGATGAAAAAGTAAATAGAGTTAACTCAATTCAAGAAGATGAAAATTTAAGTGAATTAATTGATAAATCTAAGATGAAGCAAATGCAAAGAGAAATCAAAGATTTAGAAAGAAGAAAAGTTAAAATGGAAAAAATCTACGAAAAATCTTGTGGTAAAAAATATACTAAAAAAGAAATGGTAGATGAAATGGATGCTGTAAGCTTTAATGATAAAAACAATCCAACACAAGGACCAGCAGGTGAACGTGATCCTAAAAAAGTAGGACAATCTACAGGAGATTATAGTATAAATAAATAAAAATGAGTAAAAAACTCTTAATAGAAACAAATACCTTTAAAATTAACCCTCTCCAGTTAACAGAAAATGTTAACAAGGAGACGGGTAATTTAATGGTTGAAGGAATTTTAGCTACTGCTGAAGTTAAAAACGGAAATGGTAGATATTATTCAAAAGATCTATGGAATAGAGAAATGGATAAATATAATGAACTTATTGAACAAAGACGTTCAATGGGGGAATTAGATCATCCTGAATCAACTGTTATAAATTTAAAAAATGTATCACATCTAATATCAGATTATTGGTGGGATGGAGATAATGTAATGGGTAAAATAGAAATTTTACCTACTCCATCCGGAAATATTTTAAAAGCATTAATTGAAAGTGGAATTACAGTAGGTGTTTCATCTCGTGGTATGGGAAGATTAAAACCAATGGGTGAAGTACAAGAAGTACAAGATGACTTTGAATTACTATGTTGGGATTTTGTTTCAACACCATCAAACCCTGGTTCTTATATGCATACTTTAAATGAAGGAAAACAAGTTATTACTTATGATTATACGAATGTTAATAAAGTAGTACATGAAATCCTTTGCTCTAAAGGTTCTTGTCCTGTTTTTTAATTTTTAAATAATCTACATATACGTATAACCGCAATGTGTCATGAGTATCTAGATATGACACCAATATATATTACTCCCTATTACGATTCCTAATAATCGTATTTCACAAAAAAAATTTTGAGATTATGGCAAACAATGATTTGTTAAAAGAAGCAATTGCTGATGCTAAAGCTGTTAAAGAAACTGCTATTGCAAACGCAAAACTTGCTCTTGAAGAAGCATTCACACCACATTTAAAATCTATGCTATCTGCAAAATTAGAAGAAATGGACAAAGAAGACGTTGACGAAGGATACGACGAAGATGTTAAAGAAGAAGTTTCTGAAGATACAGTAGAAGAAAAGAAAGAAGATATGGATGAAGCTAAAGAAGAGCTTGATGAAATTAACCTTGACGAGTTACTTGCTGAACTTGAATTGGATGAAGACAAACGTACAGATGCTGAAGAAGAAGGCTACTTGGACGGTATGAGAGACGAAAAAGAGGACTTGAAAGAGGACGAACGTACTGATGCTGAAGAAGAAGGCTACGAAGATGGCATGAAAGACGAAAAAGAAGACATGGAAGACAAAGACGACGAGGAAATTGACCTTGAAGATATGTCAGAAGATGACTTAAAAGGATTCATTGAGGATGTTATTAAAGATTTAGTAGCAGACGGAACAATTGAAGCAGGTGAGGATTTTGAAGAGGAAGATGTTGAAGACGTTGTAGACGTTGAAGACATTGAAGACGTTGAAGATATTGATGTTGATGTAGAAATTGACGAAGCAGTTAAAGGCGAAAAAGGTGCTGGAAACGAAGATGGTGACAAAGATGACACTAAAATCGAGAAAGAAACCGAAAAAATGAGATTTAAAGAAGCATTAGATGAAATCGAAGCTCTTAAAGTTGAATTGAACGAAGTTAATTTGCTTAACGCTAAATTACTCTACACAAACAAGATTTTCAAATCGAAAAATCTATCTGAAGATAAAAAAGTTAGAGTGCTTAAAGCATTTGACAAAGCATCTTCAGTAAAAGAAGCAAAAGTTGTCTTTGAAACATTAAATGAAGGAATAGCATCTAAAACTACTCCTAAATATAATACAGTAAAAGGTGCAGCTTCAAAAGCTACAGGAACAATAACTGAAGCTAAAAAACCAATTATTGAAAGCAATGATGTATACAACCGTATGCGTAAACTTGCTGGATTAATTAAGTAAATTATTATAAACAACCCTTAAAAACAAAAAAAAATGAGCTTAAATACTCTTTTAGAAAGCGCGAACCCATACCAGTCTTTACAGTCTGACGCGGCTAGATTAGCTAGCAAATGGGAAAAAACAGGTTTGTTAGAAGGTTTAGGTGGTACTCATAAAAATAACATGGGTCTTATTCTTGAAAACCAAGCTAAACAACTTGTTGTTGAATCATCACAAACTAGTGGTGGTGTAAGTGGTGGTGGTACATTCCAATCTCAAACTGGCGTAAACGTTGGTGGACAGTGGGCTGGTGTAGCTTTACCATTAGTACGTAAAGTATTTGGTCAAATTGCTGCACAGGAATTTGTATCAGTACAACCAATGAATTTACCTTCTGGTCTTGTATTTTTCCTAGATTTCCAATATGGATCTAGTAAATCTCCATTTACAGCTGGTAATTCATTATACGGAGATAAGACATCTGCTGAAAACCCATTCGGTAATACAAACACAGGTGGTCTTTACGGATCTGGTCGTTTTGGATATTCTATCCAAAATACTCAATCAGCTGTAACTGCTACTCTTATTGAAGATGCTGAGTGGGATGATTTTAACTATAACTCTGATTTTTCTGCTTCTGCTGCTGCTGGTGATTACCAAGTAATTTCTGTTGCTGCTGCTGACTTAGCTTATGCTGATTTAGAAGGTGTTAAAGGATTCCAAATATTTACTGGATCTTTATCTTCTACTGTACCTACAGGATCTGATGGTACTGTTGCTGGTAAGCAATTATCTGAATTTACAGTTTACGATGGTACAAGTGTTAAATTTGTATGTGCTGATGCTGATATCGCAGCTGGTGGTGATCTTTCTGTAATCGTAAATTACCAAATCCAACCTCAAGATAATGCAAGAGGTGATTTTGAAGCTGGTAATGCAACTCCAAACGAATTCAATGATGAATCAGGAGCTAACTGTTGCCCAGACCAAGTTATTCCAGAAATCAACATTCAGATG